CGCGTTCAGCCAGCTCCAGGAGGACATCGGCCTCAAGCTGCTGCCCGTGTTCACCGAACTCGCCACGTTCTTCGTTGACACGCTCATCCCGGCCCTCGAAAACGCCTACAACACGGTCGTGCCAGCGTTGAAGGCGGCATGGGACGATCTGTCAGCTGCCCTCGGCCCGATCATCGAACAGATCAGAGATTTCCTCGCACCGATCATCGAGAACATCATCAACTTCCTCAAAGAGAACACCGAGGTCGTCAAAGTGTTCATGGCCGTGCTGGCCGGCGCAGCAGCCGTCGCAATGATCGTCGCCCTCGTCGCAGCATTCGCATCGCTGTTCAACCCTGTCACTCTGGTCATCGGAGCGATCGCAGCAGCCGCCGCTGGCGTCGCCTACGCTTGGAACAACTTCGAAACGTTCCGAGACATCGTGACCGGAGTGTTCGAGGTCATCCAAACCGCCGTCGAAATCTGGTGGAGTGTCATCGAATGGGTTTTCGAGAACGTGCTCGGCGGCATGGATGGCCTACAAAAAACCGCCGTCATCCTCCAAACAGCGTTCGAGGTCTCATTCGGCGCCATCAAAACCGTGGTCATGTCGATCTACGACGCGATCAAATCCGTCATCGACATCGCCAAATCAGCAATCGACGCCGTGTCAAACGTCATCGACAAAGCCAAAAGCATCCCAGGAGCCGGCATAGTATCCGGAGCGATCGGAGCCATCGGCGGCATCCTCCCGTTTGCCGACGGCGGCATCGTGACCGGCCCGACGGTCGGGCTTGTGGGCGAAGCCGGCCCCGAAGCCATCATCCCGCTTGATCGCCTCGGCAGCATGGGCGGCGGCATGAACGTCACGATCAACCTGCCAGCCGGCTCAAACGGGGATGATGTCATCGCTGCCATCAACCGAGAAGCCCGCCGCACAGGCGCTCCACAGCTTCAGACTGCGACCAACATCCGCCGATGAGCTACAGCAACTACATCGTCGAGTTCGGGGACTACAGCGGATTTACCGATATCACCGATCGGGTCCAAGGCCTGTCAACGAAGCAGAACTGTGTTGTCGGCGAAATGGCAACGATGCGATGCACTTTGACCGTGCTGAACAACGATGGCGCATTCACCCCAGGCATCGGCGGAACGTACTCGAGCGTAGACCTGTTCAGTCAGGCCGTGAGGATCAACAAAGGTTCTTCAAGCTACCCCGTGTTCCACGGCCTCATTGAGGACATCAGATTCCAAGACGACGGCATCAACTCGACGGTCGAGCTCGAATGCGTCGACGCGTTGACCGTCGGAGGACGTTCCCCCAACGGATTCCTTGAAACGGTTACGGCGGTTAGACCCGACTACACGCTCATTGCAGGGCTCTACAACGGTTACACAGACCCGTTCTTAGCCGTAAAATTCATGGACCCCTGCGGGATGCCCACATTGGGCGGCGGTTCAACGCCAGAAGTCGCCATCGACACCTTCCCCACCGCAGCCGACAAACCAATCAATTACTTGGCACTCTCAGGTCTCGGCGACGCAAGCGTCAAAGACCTTCTGAACAATCAGATCATGCCGTGTTTCCTAGGCGTCGCATGGCCCACGACGATCGACACCAGCGGCGCCTCGGCTGTCTACGACGCGAAACTCGTCAACCAGCTCACAAGAGAAACACAGACCACCTTCGAGTTCGGCGGGACAGGCATCCCAATCCAATCGCTCGAGGTCGGCTTCCGAGTCGATCTTCTCTACAACTCGGCAACCGCTGAACAGGACTACCTCGGCACTACTGGCGGCATCACCAAACAAAACAGCAGCTCAATCGACAAGTACGGCGTTCGCCACTTCAACATGACGACAATGAAGGGCTACGAAATCCGCCAGACAGGCATGCCTGACATATCTGCCGAAGAATATTTCACGCAGAACTACTCAACTCGTTTCGCCGATGTCCGATACGCCCCGATCCGCATGACTGTGCTCCTTGAGGCCGCCGAAGCAGCTGGCATAGCTGAAGCCACAATGCATTCGCTCATGTCGATCGACGACGGATTATGGCAACCAGCCGAAATCACCTATCGGCCAACAGGCGCAGCTGCTGACGTAACCGAAATATGCGTCATCGCCGGCCGACGCATCAACGCCGTTCCTGGACGAACAACCATCACTCTTGATCTTTTGCCAGCCGCCGACTATCAGTCGTTCGTATTGGATTCGACGGTTCTCGGCGTCCTCGATCAGAACAGGCTAGGGTAACACGCATGACCGCTCTTGGCGATTTCTCATCTGGCGATGTGTTGACCGCCGCCGACCTTAACGCCATCGGTGACTGGCAAACATTTACACCGGTGTTCAATAATGTGACGCTCGGCGCGTCCGGTGCGGTAACTGGCCGTTACGCAGAAGTGAATGATCTTGTGTTTTACGCTGCAAAGTTAGAATTGGGCGGCACGGGTTCAGTTACGAGCCACATTACTTTAACGCCGCCAGCAGGCACGGCTGACAGTTCCACGACCTACGCGACGGCTCACCAAGGATGGGCACGACCGACCGGTGGCACTATCTATCACGCGATGGGTTTCGCTTCAGGAAGTGCTATCTATTATTACGCCTACGGCCTTACGGGTTCATGGACAGGCGCAGCAGCCGTGAACGCCACCACACCTGCGACGTGGAACAGCAGCGGAATCTTTTATTGTCAGGGATGGTACGCAAAATCATGATGATTGACCTTTCCCTTGGGCCGCTTGACCCGGCACAACCGACTGAGGCGTATTGGTTGGAAATGATGCGTAACCATCGCCAACGGCTTCTAACAATGTCCGACTGGACACAGATGCCCGACTCACCGTTGACGGCCGAACAGCGGCAGGCGTGGGCCGATTACCGGCAGGCGCTACGCGACGCCCCTGCCACATGGACACCGGGCCCAACATGGAACGCACCGGAGCCGCCAAATGCGTAACGCGTTCCTACTTCTCGGACTGAGCGCCCTATGCGCCATCCTTCTCTTCATCGCATCGGAGTAACAATGCCGAACATCACCCAAATCATCAGCCGCTTGATCGCCGTGTTCATTGCCTCAGCGATCCCGAACGTCGGCGTCGGAGCCATGCTTGACGTAGACGCCGGGAAAGCAATGGTCATGTCAGGAGCGATCGCCGTCCTCGGCGTCGTTCAGCAGCTCGCCGTCGCAGTACGCGACAAGGGCACCATCACGCAGGACGACCTCGACAAAGCAGTCCACTCCCAAGGAGACTGACAATGCCGTACACGAACTGGCATGACGGCCGGCAGCCTGGCGCACCGTACGACACCTGCTCACCGAACCTGCAGATGATCCTCGCCTACTGCCAGCAACGGTGGGGACTCACGAACCTCGGCTGCTACGGCGTGAGAAAGATCAAAGGCTCGAACAAGGATCGCTGGTCGGCTCATGCGTTTGGCGCAGCTCAAGACATGAGCTACCGAGGCGGCCCTGACCGCTCCGTGATCGTCGACGAGGTCATCCCGTTCCTCGAGCATCACGCCGACGCCCTCGGCATCCAACGGATCCACGATTACTGGGCGAAACGCTACTGGCAGTCAGGTCGAGGCTGGATCGAACGGCCCCCCGGCTCAAAGAACGACCACCTGCACATCGAAACGACCGCCGAAGCGTGGGCCGACGCCCGCAGCGTCGAGGAACGCATCGGCACCGCCGGCCCGATCCCCAGCTCGAAACCAGCATTGGAGCCACGGCCGGCCCCCGGCAAACCAGCATGGGAAACATGCCGGCTCGGCGACCAGGGCGAGAACGTCCGCCAGGTACAGCAAGTGCTGCGCGATCGCGGCTACAAGAACTCGACCTCGAGGAAGCTGATCGTCGTTGACGGCGATTTCGGATCGAACACCGACAGGCGTGTCCGCCAATACCAGAAGGACAACAAACTTGTCGTGGACGGGATCGTGGGCCCCAAGACCGCCGGCAACATGGGCCTCTGCTGACCTAAACACTTGACCCTGTCGCAGGGTTCTGTTTACCATGAGCCTCCCATCAACAAATCGGAGGTATCTCATGAAGGTTTTGCTCTTTGCGTTACTCACGCTCGGCCCGCTCGGCTTCCTCGTCAAGGACATGCCCAGCGAAGCCGAACTGACACAAGACACAGTCGTCCCATACGCCCGACCCATCATCATTGAGCCGGCC